AGTGCCAACAAAGAACTGTCCATTGGAAGGATTAGTACCCCATACTATAGCAGGTGCTCCATCCCATTTGACAGACAACCTCGTTGCCTTAACCAATTCTCTAAGTGTCTCCCAAACTACCTTTCTACCATGAAGAACTGAATCTTCTGGGTGACGGAGGTGCTTGTTTGGCATGTGTGTGTCTCGAATACCTCTGTATTATAACCCATTTTAGGGTGTTGTGTACCAGTAGTGTGCCAGTTTGTTGACTGTCTACGTCAGTTTTACTTTATTGAATTTGACTGCAAGGTTAGTGAACTGTCCTAGTTTATGTGCTGCACCTACCTTGTTAGTACGTGTTGTAAAATCCATAGTCACGTTAGATCCATCTGCCAACATAACATTAAATGCTTGTTTTGATCTACCACCTGTAGGAGCACTAGCTTTTATTGTTTTAACAGAAGCAACTGCCTCTACAAGTAAGTCACTTGCCTTATCTCTCCGAGCAAATGCTTCAGTTGCTTTTACAACAACTACAGGAACATCTTGCTGTTGCTGTGCTACCTTTTCAAGTAACCACTGCTTTGTCTTTGCAAAATTCTTAGGGTTACCTATAAGTTTAATCAATTCTTCTTTAATAATAGCAAGATTTATATCATATAGTTCATTATACTTTGGTTCATTCATCTTCTCAAACTCATATGTTTTCATTGCTAAAGCAGACTTACCCCAATCATTCTTATCACTTTCCATAATACCTGGTATCTCCATATACTGTGGCCACAAACGATCTTTTATCTTTTCATAATCATTAGACTTATTATAAAAATCAAAAATTGGTTTTACATATGTGTTGAGTTTAGGTTCATCAGTCTTTGCACCACCTGCTTTAAGTGATACACCTAACATCTTATCATTCTTAAATTGTAAAAATATATCACCAGGATGATTACTCATTACTCCACGAGGTTTAGCACGATAACCCCAGTAAATATTTTTGATAGGATGTTTATTGTCTACCCGACGGATCCATCTCAATATATTAATTGCATTTCTAACTTTCTCATCAAACTTACCTTGCTCTGCCTTATCAATAAATTCCTTACCTGCTTGAGCATCTCTATCATTTAAAAAACAATTCAAAGTAGGACTATAGTTTTCTATGATTTTATTATAGAATGGTTTCACCGAATTTCTATCTGATCTATCTCCTCTTATATCAGTCTCAAATGCTATACAAGGAAACAATTCTGTAATAGAAGCATTTAATGTTGTCTGTGACATACCACCCTTTGTAGGTTTGTACACAAACAAGTATCTCATATCTTTACCATTACACTCAGTCACAGCCATAGATGATACAGCCATTTGTTTACGTTCTACTCTACCAACTGAATGTTTCTTAAGTGCTTTTTCTACACGGTCACGAGTTGTTTCTCTATCTGTAGATTTAACTTCGTATGTTACTACTGTTTTTCCACCTTTTTTAACTCCAATAGTTTCAGTAAGATCATCTACATCTTTAGCAGTTTGAAATTCTTGTAATGCTTTAAAAAGTTGTAGTGATTCGTTCTTTGCCATTAGTTCTTAGCAGGTCTCCAAACTTATTTAGATTTAGAAACCTCTAAAATCTGCCTAAGTCTTTCGTATAGTTTACCACATTGAGGTTCACCTTCATTCTTACGACACTTCCATAATGCTTGCACTACATATTCAAACTCTTCATCAGTTAACCAAAGAGGCATAGGATAATTCTTTGGTTTATTAATTCTTGATTCAGACCAAGCATCTGATATATTATCTTCTATCATTTGTGAGGATTGTAAACATAAAGAATAATCATCGCAGATGCTATAGCAATGATGGTGAATAATGTAAGAAGGTGTAGCACTAACGATCTCCTGCTGCTCTATTTTCTGAGTTCCCAATATTAAAACTACCACCAGGATATCTCTTTTCTAATTTCTTGATATTAGTTTTAACAACATCATCAAAATCAATCTCTAATGCCATGCATGCCTGTGCAACATACCATAACACATCACCAAGTTCTATCTTAAGATGCTCTCTGTTATCTTCATTCCATGGCTTGCCTTGGAATACCATCTTCTTTACTATCTCTGTGAACTCACCACCTTCAGCACTAATACCAACAGCAGCAGTTAAGAGACGTTCAATGTTAGCACCTTGTCTATCGAGCTCACCCATACGGTCAGCAAGAGAAACAAAATCTTTAGAACTGTCTGATGTAACAGCATCGACAAAATCTTCGTAGCGTTTAAAGTCAATCATTTTAATAGTATATTGAATGAGAAGGTTAGCCTCATAGCGTCTTTGTTACGCTCATCAGCTTTAACAGAATGTATAACAGATGGAGGGAATAATATAATTTGACCGTCCTCTATGTTAGGATAGATACGATCAGCATAATAATCTTTCAATCTAGTTTTAGACCAGTCACACCAAGATTGTGTTCTTAATGTAGGATCACTCTTATCTATAAAGAAAGAACCAGGAAAACAATTTTTAGCAAAGTATATCCCAGACCAAAAAGGATTTTTATTTTTTGGATTTAAATGGTCATGTCTTTCTTGACCTTGACCCTCATAATAAATGTTATACCAGAAATTTTTATACTCAATTTCTTGTGGCATTCCATTAAAGAGCATCATACTCTTAATGTTTTCAAGAAGATCTTCTTTAAGACCAGAAGGTAATACAGGATCAGTAGGATCAATACGTGGAAAACTAGTATTGACAGGTGCTGTCCAACCTTCTGGTCTCCTATCTGATCGAGGAACGTCTACAAATTTGTAGTCGTTATGTTTTTCAAAATCAGTTACAAGAATTGGTGTTGAAAAGATTGGTATGGTAACCGTTTCAATCATATTTTAAATCGGCAAATGATTTTTTGCCTTGAACTTTTTTAACGACTTGCTCTTCAGCACCAGCATCTACTAGATCTTTTTGAGCATTATCAACATCATACAGCCTCATCTTAGATCTGTCAATACCAACAACAAATCTTTTGTTAAGAGTAGGATCATAATACCTATTCTTTAATTGCTTTACTAAGATTTGGTTTTGTTCTTCCAACTCCTCAGTAGATATGAGAGCGAACATAAGGTCAGCAGTAGCAGGGAGTCCAAAGGATTCCGAAGTGTCAGTAAGGTCAACATCAGTAGACCCAAAACCAGAGCGAGTAGTTTGAGTAGCACTAACAATCGGTACGTTATGTTCCACAGCAAGACCCCTAAGCTCTTCCGCAATCGCTTTAACATAAGTGTAACTGTTTACTATGGATCCTTTGTACCTTTGTGAGGCACATATGTTTAGGTAATCAATGAATATTATATCAGGTTTAATAGTTCTCTTTAATTCTAACTCACCCAATAGAGATTTAAAGTGACCCACATGTGCTGATGCTGTAGGGTACTCTTTAATAATAAGTTTACCTTGTGTCTTCTTGGATAATTTATTAATCTTATTCTCAAACATTACTTTGGGAAGTTCTGCTAGTTTCTGAATAGGAACATTCAAAAGATTAGCATCAATTCTTTCAGCAATTTTCTCCTCAGCCATCTCAAGCGTGATGTATAATACGTTCTTGCCTTGGAGTAGCATACTGCTTGCGACATGACACATAAACAAAGACTTACCAACACCAGTGCCAGCGAGAGCAATATTGAGTGTTTTATTTGGAATACCACCCTTGGTAATCTTATTAAAGAACTCCAAGTCGAATGGTATCTTGTCTTCTTTTTTGTGATAGAAGTCAAATCGTTCTTGTGCGTTCTGTAAGTAGTCATGTCCTACATGTGAGTCGAATGATACACCTAATGCATCACTTAATATTTGTGGAATTGCTCCCTTATCTCTCTTTTGATCCTGACCGTCAGCGATCTTGACACTCTCCATAAGTGAGAGATAAATTGCTCTCTCCTGACACCACTTCTCAGTTGTGTCAACGAGCCAATCCAACTCATGCTCCTCTTTCGATAAACCATTTAGTGTCTCAATAACATCTTTGAATTGTTCTTCTGTAAGATCATCTCTTTCTTGGCACTCAATAGATAAAGCATTTAATGCTGGACAAGCATTATAATTACTTATGTATTCATGTGCTTCTAAGAAGATTACCTTATGTGCTTTAACAGTAAAATACTCTTGTTTAAGAAAAGGCAAAACCTTACGAGTATACTTCTCGTTGTAAACGAGATTACTTAGAATAGTAGGTTCTAAAGTCATAGGTAGTGTAGGTAAGTGCCTATAATATATTTCCTATCAGAAATAGGTGGAAGTCCTGCGTGTCTGTATTGCCAGTTAGCAGGGAACATAAGTATCCTACCACATTTAGGTTCAATTGCATAGTCTAATCTAGGAAAGTCTGTCTGTCCTCCAGCAAGAACGTCATTAAGATAGAGAAAAGAGACAACAAATCTACGAGCAGAACTATAATCCTGAACATCAACATGATTTTTAAATTGATCGTAGGTATTATTTCCATACATCTTTAAACGATATTCTTCAAAAGCATACTTGGCAGGAAAATCAGCAGCAACATCAAGATCTTCCAGATATAATTGAACAGCATCAGTAAAGAGTTTCTGTAAATTAACCTGAATTTTCATCCATGCTTCATCTTTTGCCTTATACTTCTGTGTAATATTTAACTCATGGAAAGATGGTCTCTGTTGCCTATCAACATAACTATGATCTGTTTCATCAAAAAGTTTTACTATTGATTTACAAAAACTATCTTCTACTAAACCATCGTAGCATTTAATGTAATCTTTTAATTCAGTTACCATATTTAAACTCTTTAGAAGCACACTCATCCAATGCTTGCATTACCTCTGGTGTAAAATATGTATCTGGATCTGATAAAATTTGTTTAGCATATATTTTCTTTCCATTAAACTCATATCTACCTGC